CAACTCAGTTCTCCCCAGGCATTGGCCATAATAGGTTGCTCCTATTAATTGCCGATTCTGATAATTGCTTGAGTATCGTTGGCGTCTGGAAATTGAATAGTGAATGTTCCTGAAGTAGCTGTTTTATCTCCACCGAAATTTAAAATTGCAACTGCTGCTAAAGTATTAGTAGCGGAAGTATTATAGATTAAAGCTCCTCTTGCTGTAAGAGTAACTCCAGTGAAAGATAAATCTGCAAAGTCAACGTATGCAACACCACTAGAAAGAGCAGTTGTCTGTCCTGTTAATGTTCCACCACCTGCAGCATATTGTCCAGATGCTGCTACTTCATTTGTAGAAGTGTAAGATGTAGTAGAAGAATTTAAAGTTGCATCAGAAGTATACAGAGCTAATTTGAAAACATCAGCACCACTATCGAAATCATGTTCTCCACCTAACAATTCTTGTTTGAAAGAATTTGCTATCGCTTGTGTTATTGCCATAATGTTTTACTCCTTATCCTTGTTTTTGAATACGAGGTGATCCATCTGTAAATTCATCTCGTCTTCTTCTTCCCATTTGTTCAATTGAGAATCCTTTAGCGGCCGATTGATATTTTCCTTCATAGTATTGGATCATATCCGCCGGTCCCTTTAAGAAACCATAAGCTTCTACTAAGCATGCATATAGTAAGCCATTCGGGAAATTTAGACTTAAATATGTAGTAGTATTACTACTAGATAATCCAGCCGGTTTCAAGATATAATTTATTTGCATAGTATAATTTTGATCTGGAGTAGGGGCTACTACGATAGTATCCTCATCCCAATAGCTAAAATACTTAGGAACTCCTTGTGCCTCAGTCGGATTATACTCGGAAATATAGCTAGTATCTCTGTATTCTACAAAGCTTCTATTAGTAGGGTTACCTACACCGTCTGAATCAATAATTTGAGCCGATCTTATAATTAAGGTTTGATTAGTTACTAAAGGCGTATTTACATATCTTTGACCCGCTACAATACTAGCCGTAGCATAAGCTCTATTATTATCAGAATCAATTTCTCTTAAAATTCTCTCTTCGGCATCTAATATAAAACCATCTAAAATAGTAGCCGTAAATACATTACTATCCACTTCACAATAGTCTCTTATTTTTTGTATCAATTCTGCGTATGTCATACTAACCTTCTAAACTAACTGGACCAGCTGAACAAGCGGATCCTCCTCCTTGTATATTTCCAGAAGTAGCAGTGTCTGAACTTTGGAAATAAAAATAATTTGCTGTGTCAGTTATATTACCACTAGAATCTATTTTTCCAACTGTAATTGTAAATCCACTTGCATTACTGATATCAGAAACTCCATCAAAAGTAGGAACATTGTAAAAACTAGTAGGGCTCGTTGGTCCATAAAATCTAACAGTACTTCCCGTAGTTCTTTGATGATCAGGTGAGCTAACATTAATATAAGTATTGCCAGAATATTTAATAGTTTCAAATGGATTAGTTGGTAATAAAATTAATACAGCTGGCTCTACTCTAGCTGGTCTTGCTGTAGGTAATCCCTGACCATCTGCTTGAACAGGTTTTGGTTCTAGTTGAGGATGTTTAGGATCTACTTCAGAAAAATGTACAAATAATCCATCCCATTGTGTGACCATTTCATTATAAGGAAATGCCATTCCACTTTGGTCTGATATTGCTTGTGCGTATTTTCCTCTAGATAAATTTGCCATTATACACTCGGATAATAAGTTTTAGGTGTTATGAATGAACTAGAAGAAGATCCATCTTCTTGTAAAGCTCTATTCAATTCATCTTCATATAATAATTTTAATTCTTGTGTTCTTTGTGGAGCTCTTTTTATGGATAAATAATAAGCGAGCCCTGCGCACATACATGGAACAAATCTATATGGAACATCTGTTGCATTGGTATAAGAACCAATATCTTGAATTCTTTTCACATAATAGTAATTTAAATAATTTCCTGCCTGAGAAGAACCAGGAGTAGTATACAAAGTAATAGTGACCTTATCTATGAAACGTTGAACAAAATATTGTGTTGGTTGTCCTGTTGCTAGTTTATTAGAGAATGCTTGATAAGCGGATCTATCAATTTTAGTTAAAGGAGTATCAATCGGATTAGATGGAGTAGAAATATTTCTATAAGAGGCCTCTAGAATATCATCCACACCATAAACAGCTGTTGTATCAGAAGTACCATCAGAAGTAGAGCGGTACATAGTATAAGTATTCTGTCCATTTACTAATGTAATATTATTATTTGCAACTTCCCAATAATGAAGACCACGATTGGCCCATTCTTGAAACATTATATTCAAAGAACGCCTTGCTGACTTTAAACTCATTCCTGAGTTATCAACCATACCTATTCTTTCAAAAGATTCTTCTATAATTTCATCAATAGAAAAATTTTTATCAAAAACATATGTTCCAGAAGTAGTGTTAGCCATTTAGCCTCCTACCCTGCAGTTAAACCAGGACCTGAATATTTATCAGTTAATAAAGTTACTGATGCTACACTTGTAAAAGTTGAAACATAAACTCCTTTTGGAAATAAAATTCCATCTTCTGGAAAAGATAAATTAATTACATCTCCATTAGGAACGTCTGCTACAAATAATGTACTACCAGTAGCACTAGTAGTTTTCAATTCTACAGTGCCTAATCCAGTTCCAGCAGAAGAAACAATAATTCCTCTCAATCGAACAGGAGCAGTGATAATAGCATTTGAAGTAGCTGCTTCAAATCTTGTTGCTTGTATATCGCCTTTGCTTGCCATTGTTAGTCTCCTTAGTTAAGAGCTCCCGAAGGAGCTCTTATAATTTTAATTATGCTACTTCAGCACCAGTTGATGCATCGATAAAAGTAGTTCCATTACTTACTGCGATTGAACCAGTTCCACCGCCACCGTTAGTTGCGTCAGAAACAAAAATCATTAATCCTGTAGTTGTTTTTGAACTTAATGCAAGTGCATCAGTTACAGTGTATGTAGGTACTACGAAACCGTTGTCAGAAATGACTGGTCCCGAAAAGGTTGTATTTGCCATAGTTATATCCTCCTAGTTAATATGATACAGTCTCTAGGCCGTCGACTATATGCGTCTGTATCAAAAGTTTATATATAGTGATTTATTTATAGACTAAATTTTAGTGAAGTGCAAGATGTCCTTATGAGGAAAACGATTTTTCCAACGATAATAGCCTGGTTTTACTAACCAGCTATAGAAAATTCAGGAGCAGCTGCTTCTATTTTTGATTGAAGAGAAGCTTCTTTAGCTTCAGCCACTTTAATATGACTGATAACTTTTTTGATCTCTTCATCAATCCTAACCATATTAATGGTATATTTACCATTATTAATATGGTCCTGCTCCCACTCTAACTCAAGCGATCTTTTTGTCTGGTAAAGATCCTTGATGTGATTGTCCAACATTTACAATCTCCTCGTAGGTTAAATGGCATACTCTAGATGAGGTACCATTAGGAGTGAATGTTATATCGTTTTTTCCTATTTTGTCAAGGATAGCAGATTCAATACCTTTAGGGGTATCTAGAGCCTCTATATTAAAATGAGTTCTATATCCGTATGCGTTGATTTTGACTAAGAAGTTTTTCATCATGGTTCGTCCTTTCTATCATAAAAAAAGGGGGGCCGAAACCCCCCTTTTAAAGAAATAATGCTTAAAAATTAAGCACCTTCAGAAGCAAAGATACCTCTAAAGTCAGAAACACCAAAAGAGTATCTCTCTCTTGATTTGTATCTAACGTTACCAGTATCAAAATCACCTTCCATTTTGTTTGTGATAGGTGATCTCTCAAAGTACTTCATTCCGTTTGGCACGTCTGTAATGATGTAGAACGCATCAGAATCAGTTAAGAAATTGTTAACCACATAACCTTGTGGAACCATTCCCATGTTTTTGATTGCGTTAATATCATTGTCAGCTGTTCCAACTCTTTGAGCGGACTTCATCAGTCTCTCTGCTGTAAATTGTAATGCAGAAGGAATAATCATTTTCATTCCTTTAGCAGCAATTTTTAAACCTCTCTCATCAGTGAAA